TTTGTCAGTTTGTGTAAAAAGTCTTTTCTGATACAACTAATTTGATAATGTAATCGTGCCAGCTTGGCTTTCACTTTTTCACGATTTTTACTACCTTTTTGTTTGCGACTAAGCTGTTTGCTTAACCCCAAGAAGCTGACAGACTTCTTTGGGTTTGTATAATTCTTTGTTGAGCTGGTTGATGTTGATCATAATATGGTTTATAATGTGTAAAATATGATATTTATATATTGTATTTTACATTATTTGTGTTCTGTCATCAACACACCCCAACCTGTTTCATTATCATCAAACTCGTCCATCATCTACGCCCCTCCATAAAATCTCCACAGCCGTAACAATTCCCGTACCCCATCATGGTCGGGTACGTCATGCAAGTTCCACGGTTTTACCTTACCTCCGAAGTGTACTACGCCCTGAAAGTTATGCAGTGAAGGCGGTAGATTAGCCAAATCTACAACGTTGTATGCGGATGCTGTCAGACGTGCCACCCTGCCCTCTAAGGCTGCTCTGATGTGGTAGTTATCCGTAAGCTCACACAAAGCAGGAGCTGTGGGTTTGACAAAGCGTGGTTGTGGGTCGAACCCACTGTCTGACCTACCATAGACAAACCCTGTAGACACATAACCGCCCAAGTATGTCCCAACCGCTACAGGCGTATCGGGTAAGCAGATACGCCCCAACACCAGCATATCTGTGTCCAGTACCAGTGCGGCTGGCTCTCCGACACGACGGGCGTGGGCAAACGCAAACAGCTTCCTGTACTCGTGTATGCGCCGCACAGCAGAGGAGTTATGGGTACGGTTCACAAGCTGGCGTATGTCAGCCACCCTGACAGGTATGGTCTTAGTAGCAAACCCATTCAAAGCGTGTTGCGTCGTATGCCGCAAGTTGGGGTACAAGTCGCGCAAACCGTCCACCAATAGGTACACAGTTGTAATGTCCAAGCCTCCTTTATGCAATAGCGAAGATAGCATAGCAGGAGACGTATATCCATATCCCCGAGCAGTGATGTACACCGCCGTGGGTGTAGTTAGTGATGTCATCTACGCCCCCTACGATAACTGGCTGCTGCAAGTCGTTTAGCCAATGTTAAGTCTTCTGTACTCATGGTATTTGTCGTGATATGCAACGCTCCATACTGGAACGCATCTGCCCAGTGGGAATACTTGTTCTTTAACGGTTGCGTTGAGAACACCGTACTAACTCCCACCGCCTGAAGTTTCTTGTACTGATAGCCACCGTCAAGCGCATCTATAAGAAGCGTAACATGGTTTGAGATTGTCAGTGAGCCACGGTCTCGCTTGTTCAGTAAAATCTCACACGCCTGCAAGCGTTCCTTAAACTTGTTTGTCGGTGCAGTTATGGCGTTCAGTCCACGCTCGTTGAGTAAGTCAGTTGGTGTGATGGCAGTGCGTGCATCTCGCGCGTTGGCTGGGTCGCACACGCAGGTAACGTTACAACCGGGGTAACGTAGCGTCAGAAGTGGTGTCAGCACATCGTCAATAAACTCTTCTAAGCCCATCTCCTCGCCATAAATACCATCGGTAATCTGCCAGTGTCCGCGCACGTTCTGCCAAAACAACGCACATGGGTGAATACCTGATGTATCAATCGAAACAAGTGTATCGGTATATTTCATCGGCTCAATCTTGTGGTCTGACACATGGTACTCAGGGTTGAAGTTTGTGAACACACGCTTACCATCTCCCCCCGCCCGACCATAACGGCATAGCAGACGTGTCTGTATCAAGTCGTAATGCCCCATCTTCTGATAAGTAGCAAGGTCGATTAGGTACTTCTTACCATTGTCAAGGTTAGCTAAGTTCTCAGCCAGTGGGTTGATGGTGTAGGTCGCCTCACCTGTGTCAGGGTCGATATGCTCTATCAATGCTGCTGGCTGTTCAAAGAGCATAGTACCTGCGGGCAGTTCGCCCTCATGCAGGTAAGAAACAAGCCAGTGGTCTTTGGGTGGATAGTTGTAGTCGCCTATCACACCGTACCATGTAACGTGCGATTTGTCATCGTCCCACATCACGCTAGGGGGGTAACGACCAACACGCTCACCTGCCTTACCGATAAGTTCCTCGGGCAACTCAACCATCTCATTAAGCCATATAGCGGTCGCTTCGTAACTGTCCAGTACGGTCAAGTCGCGGACGTTCTCGATGGCAATAAGCTCAATCTGTATGTCAGCAGTTGTGCCATCAGGTAGCGGTATGCGAGAGTGTACCTTAATGGGTTTAGAATAAGTAATCTTAGTATATTTAGCAGGTAGCCATGTCTTTAACGTTACCAGTGTGGTTCGCTCAAGTCGCCCATAAGTGGAGCGTATGATACCAAACTTAGTCGGTCGAATACCTTCAGGTGTCGGCTCTTGTCGCATGGCAATGGCAAGCAGCTCAATGACCGCTCCTACGGACTTACCGCTACCGGGGGGACCTGCCACAAACCGTTTATCATATTCTTTGTAAGATTCGTGAAACCGTACCATCGTAGGGTACGCATTATAGGTCGTAGATGTCGCCATTTATCACAACTCCGCCAGTTCGTCATCTGTGGATAACTTTATATTCTGATGTTCAATAACATCTTCCCAATCAGCGTCCGTAACGTCATTACTTACGTCCGTTGGTTGTGGATTAACTGTGGGTGATAAATGCTCAAGCCCCGGCACACCTTGTATATTAAACGTAACGGACGCACCGATGACCGCCTGCGGTGCGCTTGTCTCTTCGTCAGGTTGTGGCATAAGCTGTGCCAACTCCACCGCCGTCTTAAATAAGGCATGGAAGTCCTTTGTACTCGTAGAGTTGTCCGTCAGACGTTTCAAGAACTGTGGCGTAGCGCGGTTAGCCACCATACGCATTTTAACCACGAACGCAGCATCAGACCCTATCTGCTTAATCTCATCTTTCTTAGCCTGAAACATCTTGTTGAAATAGGGGTTGGCTTGCAGATGTTCCAACTGTGGTACGGTAAGGCGATACGCTTCGGCAATAGTCTGTTTGTCAGTATGGTCTAATGCCAAGTCGTAGGCAAGTGCTTCCCACAGCTCAAACCCTATAGGCGTTTGGCTGTTGTCCTCAGGTAAATTGGTTGGGTGTGTATTCGATTGGGTGTCTGACGGCAGTTCTGCTTGAAGTCCGTCAAGGTCATCAGCGATGTGGCTTGCCTCGCGTGCGAGTTCCTGCGCAGCAGCATAGTAGTCAGGCTTTGGCTTCGGTCGCGCCAATATATGTGCCTGCGCGGAAGCTGACTGCAACTGCTCTAAAAGCTGCGTCGTCTGTTTGTGAATATCGGACATTAACTATCCCCCAGCAATCTTACTTAATAAATAATTTATTGTAGCATTTCGTATGATAGATAAAAAGGCTAGACGCAGTAGCAATCTAGCCTAGTATGGCGTGGGTATTGGGGGTAGTTTCGCCACGCGTCATATATTAGTAGTCGAAACTCCTTGTGTCAAGCCATTTTTGTTTATAAATCAATGTGGTTAGAACAAAGTGATAATGTGGTATAATCGTATACAAATTGATGATAAATACGAATTGCTTTATAATAAAGTACCTGTGGCGTAGTGCTGTAGGTACTTTTTAAAAAGTAAGGATATGATATGAAAGTAATCAAGATTGAAAAGGCGTTGATGGCATTTACTTTCTTCGCTGTGGATAATGATGACTTAACTAACTTTGAAGACCTTGAAGACAACGTAAAGTCTGAAGGCGGTACGGTTGAAAAGGTAGCTGACGATTTAGTCGTTATCAAATTAGATGGTTCTGAGTACACGTTACCGTTGAATTTTGCTGTAATTATCGATGGCGGTGTCGGCAAAGTGGTTTCAAAAGAAGTCTTCGACACAGAGTATGTATGTGTCGTTGATGTAGATGGCTTCGATTTGAATGGCTTTATTGAACGTGTTACCAAACTGGAAACTGAGGTTAATGACTTGTTGGCTTTAGGTGGTCGCCTGACAGCAGTTGAGACTAATATTACTAAACTGACTAGCGGTAGTGCTGTTGGCAAATCTGACAGCAAAGCAAAAAAGGAAACTGACAATGGATAAATACATCAACGCCAGCCGTGTATCGGCACAACACATGACCCGTGGCGACTACAATAAGCTGCGTGGTTGGGAACTTCCTGCGAACGAGAACGCTCTTGATGATGGTTTCTTGGTCGTAAACCATACGGTCAGCGAGTGTAACGTGGACGGCTACGATGGTTACGTTTCTTGGCTTCCTGCGTTGGCGTTCCACCAACAATACAAACCTGTTGGCAACGGTGTATCATTTGGCGAAGCCGTAGAAGCTCTGGAAGCTGGGTCTACTGTCGCTCGTAGTGGTTGGAACGGCAAGGGTATGTATTTGGTTCTTGTCAGTGGTAAATGCGTTGAACAAGTTATCAACGATTGCTATGGCGATTTGGAAGACCCGACAGCATTTAATCCAGTCCTTGATGCCATCTACATGAAAACGGCAGACGACAAACTTGTACCGTGGCTGGCAAGCCAAACTGATGTACTTTCTACCGACTGGGAAATTCTTGATTAAGTAGGGGTAAAAATTTTAGGTAACGGAGCGTACTGGGGGTTGCGCTCCGTTTTTTCATTGGGGGGAGGGGTGGAGTTTTGATTGCTTTGAGTTATGTAGGGGCGATGTGGTGGCAATTTTAAAAAATTGTGCGGGCTACCATATTTCCATTCAAACGGGGGGGTAACTTCGCTCTCGTCCAAACGGGGGGTACGCTGCTCCCTCCGATACGATGTTCTCTTCGTCCACCGCCCACAAAAATTTTCCGCTGCCGTGCTGGGGTTCCCGTCGCTTGGAAAATTTAAAGCCGCCACCATGTTGTCCACTGTATGAACGCCGCTACCCTGTTTTTTATATTGTCGCATGACGTTTACAAAGTATTGATTTATTTTGATAATTTTTGACTATTGAATATTTTTAGATATTTTTTAACTTTTGATTTTTTTGATTTTGATTTTTTTTGTACAAAATGTTTAACATTGTAAAGTCAAGTAAATCAATGACTTACCAACTTTACGGATAGGAATTATTCTCATCTGCGAGTTTTTGTTAACTATTATTTTTGATTTTTTTGATTTTTTATATTAAATAGTTTTGATTGTGTTCTGCCGGCAATCTGTAAAAAAATGTGGAAAGCCTTGAAATTAAAGGCTTTGACGGCAATTGTAAATGAAAAATAGATTTAAAAAATAATATAATATAAATATAAATATAAATA